AAGCGTAGTTGGCGTAAAGATGTATTTCCTTATTACAAGGCCAATCGAAAAAAGAATCGTGAAGAGTCTGAAATCGATTGGTCTTTGATCTTTAATTGCCTAAACACCATTCGCGAAGAACTTAAAGATAATTTCCCATATCCTGTAATCCATCTTGATGGCGCAGAAGCTGACGACGTTATTGGTGTATTGGTGCAAGAATTCTCTAAGCGAGATCCATCTCAAAAAGAACATATCTTGATTCTATCTGGCGATAAGGACTTCATTCAGCTGCACTCATACAATAGTGCAGTTACAGTGAAACAATTCGATCCTATAAATAAGAAATATGTTTCAGCAGATGATCCTAAGAAGTTCATGAAAGAACACATTATTAAAGGCGACGTTGGTGATGGTATTCCAAACTTCTTGTCTCAAGACAATAGTTTTGTTGATAACATCAGACAAAAACCTATTCTTAAAAGGAATCTTTCCGAGTGGATTTCATATTCCACTCCACAAGAATTTTGTAATGAAGAACTACTGCGTAACTATAAACGAAATGAATGTCTAATTGATCTTCGGTTTACACCAACACATATTCGCGAAGCTATCATGACTCAGTTTGAACAACAAACTGGCAAGAATAGATCTAAAATCATGAACTACATGATTAAGAATCGCTTAAAAGTGTTGATGGAATCCATTAATGATTTTTAGGATTAAAAATGTATAAATCACTTTATGAAGAATTGTCTATAATTTCAGAACTTAAAACATCAAAAGAAAAAATAGAAGCGATCTTAATGCATCGCCGCCGAGATGCTTTTAAATCTTTATTTGGTTTAGCATATGATCAAAGTATTAAATGGTTGTTACCAGAAGGTGAACCCCCGTTTAAACCTACAGAAGCTATAGACGTAGAAAGCCGTTTGTTAAATGAAATTCGTAGAATGTATCTGTTTGTAGAAGGCGGTAATCCAAATTTAACTAAGTCACGACGTGAATTTTTATTCATTCAGTTGCTTGAATCAATTCATCCGCTAGATGCAAAATTGATCATTTCTATTAAAGATAGAAAATTACCATTTAAAGGTTTAACTAAAAAGATCGCACAACAGGCATTTCCAGATCTTAACATCGAGGCAATTAAAGAAGAGGCATGAGCAAGTCGTTTAGAGAAAAAAGATCTCAAGATAAAGATCTTTATGAATCAATTCCAAATACAAGACGATCACATAAAGGTTTTAAGAAGAAAGAAAAAGTAGTCTATACAGCTCTTAAAACGCGTGATATTGAAACGCTCATTAAATACACTGAGGATGAAGATTAATGCCTACGTATACATTTCGTAATAGTGAAATGGATGAAGTGTTTGACCAGTTCTTCTCTTCATACGCAAAAAAAGATGAGTTTCTCGTGGAAAACCCGCAACTACAACAAGTACTCCATCCTGTTGGAATCGGAGACCCAATTAGGCTGGGGTTGAGGAAACCCGACGATGCTTTTAGAGACAAACTCAAAGATATTAAACGAGCACATCGACGTAGCACAATTAATACATTTTAGGAGAGACAAGAAAAAGAAAAGACAGCAGACCTTTAAAGATCAAGATGCTCCGATTCAAAAACACCATCTTAATCTGAAAGCTATAAAGCCGATAACACAAAATCAAAAGCTAGCTTTTCAACAATGGAAAGCAGGTCAAAATCTTTTACTTCATGGACTTGCTGGAACAGGTAAGTCTTTTATTTCTCTTTATCTAGCACTGAAAGAAATTTATAACACGCAGTCATATTATAAGAAAATCCTTATAGTCAGAAGTGTAGTTCCTACACGAGATATGGGATTCCTACCAGGATCTATCAAAGAAAAAACTAAAGTCTTCGAATTACCTTATCAAGGTATCTGCACAGATTTGTTTGGTCGAGGAGATGCCTATGAGCTTCTCAAGACTAAACATATCATAGACTTTACCACAACTTCTTTTATCAGAGGAAATACATTTCACGATACTATAGTTATTGTGGATGAGGTAAATAATCTAACTTTCCATGAACTTGATTCAGTTATTACTCGTTTAGGTGATAACTGCAGAATGATGTTATGTGGAGATTATCGTCAATCAGATTTGGTCTATCACAACGATAGAAATGGACTAATAACGTTTATAGACGTATTAGATAAAATGAATGGATTCTCACACGTTGAATTTGAAGTAGACGATATAGTGAGATCTGGATTAGTGAAGGAATATATAATTGCTAAAAATACCCTTGGTCTCACGTAGTAAAACTTTTACACTAAATGAAGTCGAGTTTCATGAACTTGAAGCTTTTACTGAGAATAATAAACGATACTATATGACTCCTACTGGAGAAAAGTATCCATCTGTCACTACTGTATTAGGAAGTAGAGATAAGTCGTGGTTATATGAGTGGCGTAAAAAAGTAGGGGAAGAAGAAGCTAATCGTATTTCTCAGAGAGCTTCAAATCGTGGGACTCGACTTCATAAAATATGTGAAGACTATATTCGCAATAAAGAAGACTTCTGCGGTAATCAGCCACCGCTTGCAGTCGATATGTTTAGATCTATACAAAGATATGTAGACTATATCGATGAAGTCTATGGCAATGAAATTGCTATCTATTCACATGAACTCAAAACCGCAGGTCGAATAGATGTATTTTGCAAGATGGGTGGTAAAAACGTTATCTTAGACTTTAAGACTTCAAGTCGTCTTAAAACAGAAGATGAAATTGAAAATTATTTTCTACAGACGACCACTTATGCAATGGCGATCAAAGAACTAAAAGGAATAGAAGTATCTAAGATCGTCATTCTAATAGCAGTAGAAGATAATGAGCCTCAATTCTTTATTAAGAATACAAGTGATTACGTAGAAAAAGTTAAGCAGGTGTTTAAAGAATATCATAGGTAATCGATGCAAATAAGAGTCTCTTGTTCTTATGATGAAAAGTTGAAACGACAACTAAAAGATATGGCTCTATTTGTGTTACCTAAACTCGTCAAAGGACGACCGATTCTTCTTAACAATTTGAAACTATATGTGAAGATGGATGATAAGCTTACTATAAAGGAAGAAGCTTGGGGATTGTGTTATTGGAAAGGAAATCCATATAGACCTAGAGCATTCTCTATATACATAAGAAGTTCTTTGTCTAACATAGGAATCATTCAAACATATATTCATGAACTCGTCCATGTCAAGCAATATCTTCTTGGTGAATTGACAGATCTCACATCTGGAAAAACTAAATGGAAGAAGAGGATATATGAAGATCTCGATGAACAATGGCATGACTTATCGTCTCCCTGGGAGAAAGAGGCATACAAGATAAGCAAGTCTATGTATTTGAAGTACTATTGCCCTCCAATTATTTGATCCTGGCCTATGTACATTATTTCGTAAATACGGTATTATATGCTTGTAAATGTGAAAACAACCTAACATATGGAATATATCATGAATAAAGAAAAGTTTGCCAATCCTCCCCGTAAAGAAGCCACTCGAATTGGCTTTGAAACTGCAGAACGCATCTATTTGGCCAATGCTAGCCTCAAGACCAAAGAAGTGGTCAAGCTAATTGCCGATGAATGCGGAGTCAACGAGACTCGTGCATACTACTACTTGTACTGGCCGCGTCGTAAACTGCGTAACCAGATCAAGCTATAAATAAGATTGTGTTGGCTGGCGTAGCTCAGCAGGCAGAGCAGGGGTTTTGTAAACCTCAGGTCGGGAGTTCGATTCTCTCCGCCAGCACCATTTAATCCTGCAAGCGTTCATCATGTTTAAGCGATTCTTTTAACAGGACTTAAGTCCTCTCCCTTAAATAAGGAGGAACATATGTTCAATCATTTTTTATTGTGCGCCGTATTAGCATGCGCACCTATAACAACTTCTTATAACACTAATCCTACTGTACCTCTGACAATTACACAAAAAGTAGGATATAAACCATATAACAAGATCTTGAATGAAAGAGAAGTAAAGTGTCTTACGGACAACATTTACTTTGAAGCAAGAAGTGAAAAAGACATAGGTAAAAAGGCTGTTGCTCTTGTTACGCTTAATCGATTAAAAGACGACGAATATCCTAACACTATATGTAAGATTGTTCATCAAAGAAATCGATATAAATGTCAGTTTTCTTGGACATGTCAAAAAACACCGAAAGTGCGTGATTTATATACCTATAGTAAATGTCGTAAGATCGCCAAACAAGTCATATTAAATCATGAAGTGATGCATGATGTTACAAAAGGAGCAACTAATTTTCATCGAAGGGACATTCGTCCTGAATGGGCGAATCCACGTAAAAGGACTGTAGCTATAGGAAAACATGTGTTTTATAAATTATGAAAAAAGTAAACATCAAATCAGTAAAACCAGTACAAGAGTTCGTCAAAGAGATCGAGGCATATGTCAAAGAATCTAAGCTAGATTACTTAGATGCTGTTCTTCATTACTGCGAATTGAACTCACTCGAAATTGAAACCGTAGCAGCTATGATTCGTAGCTCAAGTAGGATTAAAGCGAAGATTCAGCAAGAAGCTGAGGATGCTAACTATCTTCCTAAGACAGGTAAACTTCCAGTATGACAGATGCTTTTGAAGCATACCAGAAATACTTAGCACTTAAACAACATTTCACGAGAGACGGGTACGATTATTTTAAGTATGGTGGCAAAGTGAGTGCCCGTCTCTCATCTTTTGAATCGAGAAAAGATAGGTTCTTTTTCTATAAGTTAGCCAAACGAAAGGATCTTGAGAACTTCCTTCTAGCCAACTTTATTGATAAGGATGTATCTTGGGTCAGAGATCTTTTAGGTAATGAGGCAGAGCAGACATATACTGGTTGGCTTAAGCGTCAACAGTCTTTAGGGTATATGTTCCAGAATGAACTGGATAAGCTAGGTGATGATCTAAATGACAATCTAATGGTAACTGATGGGCAACATCCCAAATTGTTCAGGCAGTTCTTAAGAAACGAGATCTCTATAGAGACGCTTGTTATCTTAAACGATATCTTAAAGTTCTTCAAACATTGGAACGATAAGATCGAAGAGAAGATTATATGGAATGATGTATATCGTAAATGTACAAAATACCGACCTTTCCTTCGATTTGATCGTGAAGTATGTAAGAAAGCTTTACGAGAAAGGTTTACATAATTAATGGGATATGGTATAAATATACTGTACACTATGATGATGTGGACAAGAAATATACAAACATACACTGTAATACTAGGAGATATACATGGCATTTTCATTCGCAGACTATAATAAGACTCGTAAGAATCAGTTTGAGAAACTTGCTTCTCAGCTCACCAAACAGAGTTCTAATTCAAAGGAAGATGATCGTTTCTGGAAACCAGACGTAGACAAAGCTGGTAACGGATATGCAGTCATTCGCTTCCTTCCTCCCCATCAAACTGAAGACTATGCTTGGGTTCAATACTTTGACCATGGTTTCCAAGGTCCAGGTGGTTGGTACATCGAAAAGTCTTTGACCACTCTTAATCAGAAAGATCCTGTATCTGAGTACAACTCTCAGCTTTGGAACTCTGGTCTTGAAGAGAACAAAGATGTTGCGCGTAAGCAAAAGCGTCGTCTACATTATGTGTCTAACATTTATGTAGTCAAAGATCCTTCCAACCCTCAGAACGAAGGCAAGGTCTTTCTCTTTCAATTTGGTAAGAAGATCTTTGATAAGATCAATGACTTGATGACTCCTCAGTTTCAGGACGAAGAGCCTATCAATCCATTTGACTTGGTCGAAGGTGCTAACTTCAAGATGAAGATTCGTCAGGTCGAAGGTTATCGTAACTATGATAAGTCAGAGTTTGATTCAGTTGCGCCTTTGTTTACTGAAGAAGAGAAGTATGATGATGTGTTGAACAAGATTCAACCTTTGCAGACTTTCTTGGATCCTTCTCAGTTCAAGTCTTATGCTGAACTCAAGGCACGCCTACATCGTGTTCTTGGTTGGGATAAGAATGCCTTTGAAGAACAGGCACCAAAGACTGCCCGAGCTGAAGAGATGAAGTTTGAGGAACCTAAGAGTCTTAAGTCTACAGAATATGTGGACTCTGATACTTCAGATGACGATGATGGTCTTGACTTCTTTAAGAAGCTAGCTGAAGATTAACCTGTTAAAGCGACTCCCAAATGAGCATGATATGCATTTTGGATAGCCGTTGAATTAGGTTTATTTTTAGAAGTTTTATCAGGAGTTACGTCTACAGGTCCTTGTGCAGAAGCTTGTGCATTGACTATCGTAGTCGTAGCTCCTGGTTCTTCTATCTTAGCTGCCATCGATGCCTTATCAATTTCACTTCCGGTACCGGCTTGTGCAACCATTTGTCCAGAAGCTTCTTCTCCTATCTTAGATCCATATTGTTTTTCATATGAAGCAATATGTTCACTATATTTTTCTGCACTATTCGTAGCATATCCAGCTTTAGCTACTTGTAAACCAAATTCTGCTGCGGATCCTGATTCAATAGCTTTTTTATATCTAGGATTTTTTAGTACGCTTAGATATCCATCAGCAAAATCTTGAAGATCATCGAATTTTGCAAAATAAGATTTTACTTGTACCCAATGTTTTCCAGCACTTTCCGCTTTATCAAACGAACCTTTTCCAAACCATTCATCTACTGTTGCTTTTTTACCCTTCTTATCCATTTTAGTATCACGTTCTAATACTCGATAAAGTGATTCGCCCGATTGTTGTGCTTTCTTTAATTGTGCATCTGTATATTGTTCTTCTGTAAGAACAAACCCTCCTTTTTTAAATTTTCCAAAAGCTTTTATACCAGCATAGTTAAAATCTGCTGGCATGCTAGTGCCACTACCAGATTCCCCAGCCCATTGACCTAAAAATGCGATCGGCGGAACTTTTCCACCTAAACTCTCTGATACATATTTTGCATAAGGAAATAAAGCTTTCGCAAAATCATCTGGATTTGAAAATTTGCCATTAGATCCAGGTTTAACCTCTCCTTCTTTTACTGGAGTTACTGGTGTACCAGCCGAACTTCCAGCTGCAGATTTAGCAGGTTCTGTACGCTGAGCTACTCCTTTATTATATTGATCTGTATACGAAGTATTCGCTATACCAGCTTTCTCTTCATCTCGCGCTTGTTGTTCTTTTTGTAGACCTTCTTTTCTCGTGGTAGCTGCTCCTACCATCTTCTCAGCTCCTTCAGTAACAGCAGTAACATCTATGCCTAACCAAGAAAGTAATTTACTCGTTTTAACGAAATCTATAAATGAGGTAAGCGCATTGATTTGTATTTCTTCAGCGAATTGTTTGATTTGATTTATAACTGTCAAAGGAAAATAAAGCAAATTAGTTATTGCATCGCCTATCACCATCGATAGGACGTCCCATGCTGCAGGAAGATTTATAGTAAAAAATTTATGTACTGGATCGACTATGTACTCTTTGAATATAGGTCCTAAAAAATCTAGTGCCTCTTTCATTTTATCATAAATCATACTAGGCAATTCTTTTATAAACGGTACTGCCTTTTTGATTAGGGCTATTAAAACAGGCGCAAATGCAACTAAAGTTAGTAGAGCAGGTCTTAAAATGCTAATAATATTGTTTGCAAAATCAGTAAGCTTCTTAATTGCAGGATTTTTCTCAAGTTCATCTAATGGACCTGCTTTGTCACCTGATTCTTCACTCTGGCCTTCTTTTGTTGCTGGAGCTTCTTCAGTAAATTTCTCTACTTGAGCTGCTTCTTGAACCTGCTCTCTTTTGTATAAAGCGTTTTCATAGTTTTTAGTTGTAATTTTAAGCTTTACTATTTCATCTAAAATAGAGTTTAAAATCTTCATTCTCTCTGCGGAATCGTCTTCATTAGGAATAGCTTCTTGTTTATTATCCATGATTATGTTTCTCTATAGAATAATTGATCAGCTATTGAACCCATATCTGGAGTAGGATCAGGTACATCGTCTATGCTATGCGGTCTTCCTTTAACCATGATAGCTCTACTCGTTGAACCTCCTGATCCAATCACATTGACGCCACCATTATTTTTAGGAATAGGAGCAGTAGCTTCTAATGATTGATTAGTAATGTTATCTCCTGCTGCAGCTCCTGCTACAGGTACTGGGCTAATCGGACTAGACGCATCTGCTGGAGCTGTTGTTGCTCCAGTTGCTCCAGCTGCTCCAGTTGATGGAACTGCTGTTGCGGCGCTTGCTCCAGCTGCTCCAGTTGATGGAACTGCTGTTGCTCCAGCTGCTCCAATTGCTCCAGTTGATGGAACTGCTGTTGCTCCAGCTGCTCCAGTTGCTCCACCACCCGAACTTCCAGTTGTTCCACTGCCCGAACTTCCAGTTGCAGGAGGTGTAGGCTCAGGTGTTGCTGGAGCTGTAGTTGCTCCAGATGAACCTTCTGGAGCAACTGGTTTAGGAGTTGCATCTGCTGGCTTTGGAGTTGCATCTGTAGAAGGTTTGCTTGCACCTTCATTAGGCTTTGGTTTAGAGTTAGATGCTGGAACTAGAGAACCCTTTGATTTAGATTGTTCTGCATCAAATGTTTGCTGTTTAGGATCATTTATAAGAGCATCTTTAGGCGTATAGTTTATAGTAACCGTATTTTTTGCAGTATCGACCTTTACATCATAGCCATCATATTCTTTATTGTTTTTTAGAAATTCTTCGGCACGGGCTTCCGCCATTTTTTCTAAATTTTTATTCTTTTCTTTCTCTTTCTTTTTTTGTTCAGATTCAAGTTTTTTCTTATCAAGATCACTTAGGTCTTTATCTGCGTCGTCTACAAGACCTTTTCCAAAAGTTTTAATTGTATCTTTTAATGCACCTGCTCCAGGTAATGTAATCTTATCAGCTAAATCCATGATAGTTTGGCCAATTGATTTTTTAATATTGGCCACAACAGTTTGTATTGTAATTGCAAAATCTGATGCCATATCAGATATAGCATCTACTTTTTCTTCAAATAGCTTGGGTAACGTTTCCATGAAGAATTTTGGTAAAGTCTCTGTAAAAAACTTTGGCAGATCTTCCATAACAAAATCTAATGCTTTTGTTATCAATGGTTTTACATAGTTATTGACAAGTCCAAGTATTACTGGATATACGCCTATGATAGCTAAAGCTATTATCCTTTCAACTCCCATGAATACATCAAATATGTTTCCGACAAAATCTAAAAATTTAGCTAATGCTCCCTTTTTAGCAGTACCTTTAGCTTCAGGTTTATTTTCTGATTTAGCATCTGAACTAGGAGGAGGAACAGTATCTGCGGTTAACATTTTAAAAATGTTATCAAATGATTTATTGATCTCTACTAAGTTATCATGTATCTGAGAAAATATATCTGCATCAGGAGATTCTTTTGCAGCATTTTCTTCAAGACGTTTTTGAACGTCCTTTTTACCGATCATTAAATTTTCACGATCACCTTCGAGTTCATGAAATCTTTGAGTTTTAGTATCATATCTTACTTTTGCGGCTTTTAATTCTTCTTCAGATGCTCCTAAAGGATTTTCTTTTACTGCATCGGGCTTCTTAGTAGATTTTTCTGATTTATTAACTTTTTTTGCATCATCATTAGCAGGTTCAGGTGTATCTGCATTTTCTAAGTTAATTATTTTATCTTCAAGATCGCGAGTTATATTTTCCAGATCATCCAATCGTTCATTAATGCTATTGTAATCGGTTTTTAGATCAACTGATTGTACTGGTTCTGCTACAGGTTTAACTGGTTCTTGTTCAGTTTTTTTATCTACTTGCTCATCTATTTTAAGAGCGATTTCTTCTGCAGGTACCTCAATTGGGAGAATTGGTTGTACTTCTGTCTCATTATGAGAAGCGGCACTTTCTAACTCATCGATTTTAATCGCTTGTTCTTTTAATTGATCATCATGTTCATCTAGTTTTTCATTTATATCATTTAATCTTTTGTTGACTTGATTATCACTAGATCTAACGTCATCTATTTTTTTATCTACTTCTTTATATTTTTCAGTTCTCTTTCTTCCATATAGAGCTGGATCTTCTAGTTTGGCAAGCTTATCATTTAAAGATTTAAAAATCTTCTTGATTTTTTTTAACGATTCTTCGTTCATTTAGTTTTTACTCGCCCAAGTAGTGAAACCCATGTATGCGCCTATAACTGAAGCCATTGCTATGTAGAACATTCCAAAGACATTATCTAATGCCTTTATTCTGTCATCAGTAATAAGAGGAGACAAAAGAATTGCAGTAAAAACTACCATAGAATACAAAGCAAGCCATGCCATTCTACGGCGATTTTTAAACTTATCTTCTGCAATATTTACTTCCACTTTTGATATTTTACCGTCATGATCTATGTCTATTTTTTCTTCTGTCTCTTCTGACATTATCTGTAAGCTTTCTCTCTTCGTTCTTTTTCTTCTTTTAAATATTGCAAAAGCATATCTACATAAATATCTCTTTCAAATGGCATCAATTCTTCTATTTCTGTTATCGAGTATTTGTGGTGCTGAGCCATCGCAAAAACTGTTGTATAATAGTTTTTTAGACTCGTGTGACTCAGCCCTATGTAAAAAAATCTTGCATAGAACTCAATTTAATAACTCTATCATGTCCTAATGAATTTTTATAATGTAGTTCATGATAAAGCTTAGGCATCGTAATAAAAAACTGTTCTATCTTTTTAAACGATTTTGTGTCTAGATTTTCAAGGAAATCAATGAGTTCTTGTTCAGTACTTTCTTTAGCTGGATAAACATTTTCTTTATCATAGATTACATCAATGGTGTGTATAAGGATCTTATTGAGTAACTCATTTTGATCAGTTATACTTGACATCTTTTCGGTAATTTTGACACTTGGAAACTTTAATATCATACCGACTTCATCATTGATCTGAATTTTTTTATCATTTTCAGGATCGAATTTGATTTCTACTTCATCTAGATTAACTTCGAAATCATAGACTTCGTCATCTTCATTATCGCGATATCTGAGTTTAGCGATATTGTTTACAGACCTAGATCTAAGCTTTAAAAATACATATTCTAGATCAAACGTAGTTAGATCATCTATATTCAAATCATCGAAGCAACAATTGTTTATGATTTGTTTTAGCGAAAACAGTATATCGTTATTTTCACCTTGTTGTGCCATAAGCAAAAGCTTTTCTTCTTTCACTAGAAAAGGTCTAAATTTCATTTCCCTTTCAATAGAAGGAATCTTAATCGTGAATACCGGCGTTGCAATTTTTGGTAAAGCCATACTATACTCCTAATTATTTAAAAAAATCCTGACAAACCACCGCCAATTATATTGGCATTATTGACTAAATTAATAGCATCTCCTACGCTTTGAGGTTTCTTTAATGCTGCTACTGTTGATACTATAGATCCTAACTTCATTATTTTCTGAAACGTTGATAAGCCAAAAGAAGATTCTGTTCCCGATGACTCAAATCTATCCGTGTGCCACGTCTTATAATAAAAATTTACACCTATATTCATCATACTGTTTTGATCTGCCCAATTCATAGCTACTTGTGATAGTCTATATGGAAATGCATCTAATATCTGATATCTAAGTATTACGTCAGACTGTGGATTAAATACTAAAATTTCTATATTACATGTGTATGAATCTTTATACGCAACTTTAAAGAATGAATTTGTTTCTTTTCTATTATCAAACATTACTATACTATTCATCCAATTTTGAAAAAACGACATGACATTTCCTTTGCCGTCTCCAATAAATTGAAGTTCTATATCACCAAACACTGCAGTATGAGGAAATCTTTCTACAGGTCCAACTCCATGTATTATATTTTCTTCTACTGCAAGATCTACTCCTGGTAAATCAGTTTTCATACAAAAAAAACTAAGAGTTTTAGGATCTAATCGTTCACTTTGCATCAACTGATTAACTTTATTTTCAGTAAATGAATTTTTATTAACCGGGTAAAGAGATACTAAGAATAAATTTGTAGGCAATATAGATCTTGCACCCAAATTACTTCTAAACTCTTCAATATCAAATCCAGCGCTCTTTCTTTTTGGTAAAGAGCCATTGATACCTAAAAAACTAGAAATTTTACTAGTTATAGCGTCAGTAAAAGTTGATGGACCTGACATTTATTTTGTTCCTTGTTTAATTATTGCTTTGCTTTCTTTCCAAATTACATTTTCTGATTTTTTTTGAAATCTTTGTAGAGGTAAAAATAAAGCTAATTCCCATTCTTTAGGAGGAATAAAGGCTATCTTAGACCTTATATTTTTATGTAAATACATGTGTATACATGGTTGAAAAAATCTTAAATTTCTTCTTGATTCTAAAATACTATATGTCATTTTGGCCAAACGCGTAGTATCTTTTTCCATATCCTTTGAATTCAAAAGAGAATACATATTGTCCATAAAGATGGCTCTATATGGAGTCGGCAAATAATGTAAATTCAATCCATAAAATCCTTGAGTAACCATCTTAAATGGAAATACTATAGGAAACGTATCATAATAGTCTAATGTTTTTTTATGTTTAGGAGCATAGTTATATAGAAAAAGACTACCTACTTGTTTAATATTTTTAATAGCAGGAACATGTTCTTTCTCTAAAATTATTTTTGTAGGAACAGTTTTATTTTTACTTACTTCTGTTGCCTTCTGCCTAAACCATCTTCGCGATTCTTCTTCTCGCTTAAATGTTTCAGTGTGCGATTGCTTCAAAATAGTTTGATATATAGTCTCTTGAGCATCTTCTTCCATTAGAACATGATACCTAATTCTTTTTCTGTGATTATCATGAATTTCCACTCTCTACTAGAACAGTATTTATTCGCCGCTTCCCATTTAGCCTGATTTATTCCCCACGTCTGAACTTCATATAAATACTGTTTATTGATCTGTGTTTTTGGAGTAGGCGCTATCGTCTGAGATTTAGGTTTAACCTCTATTACGATAGTTTCTATTAATCCTTCTTTATTCTTCTTCTTGACCCAGAAATCAGGGAAATATCGGTGAACTTTGCCATCAATAGGTGACTTATAAGGCACGAAGAATTCTTCGCTTGCCCACTGCACGACATTTGGATTACGATCAAGGTAAGTCATCAACTTAAGCTCATATGAAGAGCGATAAATAATAGTAGTTGGATTACCGTGATATTTTTGCGGATACTTGGCGTTAAAATAACCTTTATAGCTCATAGTTTTATTTATAAGAGGAACTTAAATGGCGTTCGATCCATTAAATTTTGCAGCAGATACTGGTAAAACTATTGCTTCGCAAGTAACTGGTGTTGCCTCATCATTAACAAGTTCAGCTGGTAATTTTATTTCTGGGTTAAGTAAATCTGGATTATCATTAGATTCATTAAGATCTGTAGCAGCTTCCAAATTAGATTCATTATCTAATTTTTTACAAGGAGATACTGATCTAACAAGTAATTTCTCTAGAATAACACAGCAACAATTGGTTTTAGGACGGTCTAGTTCTAGTTCAGATCCAGAACAAAACATACCAAAATCACAAAGAGAAAGTAATACAGAGTCTATTACTTATCCACCTGATCTTGGAAATCATTACTTATCTGTAGAGTTTATGAAATATGACAGACCTTCTGCAATAAATCAAGTTAAATTTCATTCCGAATTTACAGCAAATTTACCTTTACCGCAGCAATTAGCTGATACTTTTGCTGTAAGATTGAGTCCACAAGATACCGGATTATTGGGTGCAGTAGTCGGTCAAGTTGAAAGTGCAAAAAAAGAATTTTCGAGCCAAGGCGCATCTGATATTAAAACATTATTAAACGATAGTGCAGGATTTGCTGTTCAGGCTGGTCAACAAGCCGTCGGAGGTGCCGTCGGCGCCGTATTAGGTGTTTCTGGCGAACAAGTAGTTGGCACTCTAGGTCAAAAAGCGGGGATGATTCCTAACCCGCACGTATCCGTCTTTTTCCAAGGCGTAGACGTAAGGCCTGCTATAGAATTTTCATGGACATTTTCTCCTAGAAATGTACAAGAATCTGCTATGATTAAATATATTATTAAGATGTTTAAAAAACGTATATTGCCAGAAGTTTCTCCTAGTGCGCAAAATCTAATGGCTTATCCACATATGGTTCAATTAACATTGCATCCATGGAAAAGAGATCAAACAATGCCGATTTATAAGCGTGGATTGATAGAAGGTATGAACGTAAACTATACTCCAGGTGGATTAAGTTTTTTCGATGACTCATCGACTAATCCAGTATTTGTTACATTTTCATTTATATTTCATGAAATTGAAGTATTTACAGCAAATGATTTTGGACAAAATAATAATATTGGAGATATCGCTGGATATGTTTCAGAAGCAGCAGATAAAGCTTATCAGTCTGCTAAAAGTGGTGCATCTAGCATTTTATCGTCAGCGGCCGATCTATTAAGAACGAATAATTAAACGAGCTATAATAAATGAAATATTTTTCCAATTTGCCCGTAATTACATATGCAAATAACTTTGTTCGAAATATTTTAAGTCGTGCTAAAATTGTTGATGAATTTAAGAACAATCAGTCTACATACTACCCATATGTTTTAAAAGAAGGATCAGCATCCGGATTAAGACTTGAGAACTTATCATTTGATTATTACGATGATATTGATAATGTTTGGATAGTTCATCTAGCAAATGAAATTGTAGATCCATATTATGATGCTCCATTAACTGGTATAGATTTTGAAGCATTTCTTACTAAAAAATATGGATCACTCAGAAAAGCCTATCAAACAGTAAAATTTTATCGTAATAACTATGATCAAGACGATAGAATATTGACCATTTCGGGATATACAGCTTTACCAAGTCAGACTAAAAAGTATTGGACTCCAAGCGTAAACTTCGATAATAACATCATAGGTTATGAAAGAATTAAAGACGATACAATTATTACCACAAATAAAATCTTAACGTTAGATGTTACATTAAGTGGGAATGCACAATTTCAGACAAATGAAAAAGTAATTCAAGATACTTCTGGAGCTACAGGATTTATTACGTTTAGTAATACGACCGTAATTAGCGTTCAGCACATAACTGGAACATTTAGTAATAACGCCACATATTATATAACTGGACAAGATTCTTCTGCAAATGCATCTCCTTCTACTATTACCACCATAAAAGAAAATCTTACAGAAAATGAAATAGCATATTTTTCTCCTGTTACGGCATATGACTATGAAAATGAATTAAATGAGTCTAAGAAAACTATAATTTTGATTGATAGTAAATATACTGGAATGATACAATCAGCATTTAATCAGGTAATGAATCAGTAATGGCCATAAAATCTTTTTCTCCCGGTGATGTAACTATACAACAGATATCTATAGTTAATATAGATGAAACTAAAACAGTAAATATTATTGAACAAGTACAACATTTTGATATATACGAATCGATTCTTTCTCCAGTAATTTTTGGTAGAATTAATATTGTTGATAAAGTAAATATACGAGAAGGGTTTCCATTACTTGCAGAAAAATGTAAAGTTTTAATACAGTTTACTACTCCATCGCGTGATGATCCTGTTCCCCCACGAAAATTTGAATTATTAGTTACTTCTATAGAAAATGTAGTTATGGATCCAAATGCATCAGGATCTAGTTATGATTTGCATTTAACGTCTATTGAAATAATAGAAAATGCTAAAGCAGTTTCACTTAAAGGTCTTCGTGGTGGCACAATTGATACGTATGTGCGATCTATATTAACTAATAATCTTAAAACAAAAAAACAGATTATTACTGGAGCCGGAGGTACAAAAGGTATCCAAGAATTGGATTTTCTACTAGTTAAACCGTTTCAAGTGCTTGACATGCTTAAACAGCGCGCTACATCTAATAGATATAAATCAAACGTATATGTCTTTTTTGAAAATAAATTAGGATTCAATTTTGTTCCTATAGAATTCATTTTATCTGATCAGATAAAACTTATAAAAGATGCCATGTTTTTTTATGATTCTGATTCTAGGTCTGATGTAAAAAATATTACTTATAGAAATATCTTAGGATATAACCATATATCTCAACAAAACACTGCTAAACTGATGAGTGAAGGTGCTCTAAATAATAGAACTAAAAGTATTGATATTAAAACCCGCAATAAAGTTACAAAAGATTTTAATTATTCAAAAGCACAACAAGAATTTGAATATGCAAAAGGAGCAAAACCTATTCACTCTGCTTCATTTGAATCACAATATGGAAATCAACCATCTAAAACATTTAATATGATTAAAAGTTCTGGTGTACCAGACACATATATGGAAGATAAGCTTGGTTATGGTCATGCATTTATATCGATGTTGACTCAAAATATAGTTCGTGTATTAGTTTGGGGAGATAGTTACTTATCTGCAGGATATAGAATAAGATTGGAAACTCCTAAACCTAAAGCTTTAACTAAAGTAGGAGGAAAGCAAAAATCTGAAAATTCTGACATTACCTCAGGAGAATATCTAATAACACATATAAGGCATTCTATGAGTAAACAGAATTTAGATTTTAGATATTTTAGTTCTATGGAACTTATAAATGCAACATACGGTAAAGCCGGAGGATTTGACACGTGAATAGGTTTGCTGGTGAAAATAATTTTGTTTGGTTTCTGGCTGACGTAGTCAATATAAATGATCCTGATAAACTTGGTCAATGTCAAATACGTATAGACAACTTTCACGATCAAACAGAAGATGAAAACTTACCTTGGGCAATGCCGCTATTGCCGATCACTAGTGCAAGTTATCAGACTCCAGAACACGGTGAAGTAGGCACATCACCAACTGGCATTTTAGTGGGTAGCCATGTTTTTGGTTTTTTTGCTGATGGATCCATTGCAAAAGTACCGGTTATAATGGGAACTATTCCAGCTATCAAAGAAGGTGATATAAAAAAGCATGATGTACCACAACTTGCGCGAGAAGTGAATACATGGAAATCAAAACCTTTGATGGGTCCAGAACCAGAAACAACATACGGTTCAAAGTATCCATACAATAAAGTTACACGCACTCAGAGCGGTCATACGATAGAAATAGACGATACACCAAATGCAGAACGAATTCATTTATATCATAAGTCTGGCACATATGTAGAAATTAGCGCAGATGGAAGAACAGTGACTAAAGTCGCTGGAGACAACTATACTATTTTAGCTAAAAATGATGAAGTTTTTGTTCAAGGTGATGTAAAGATAACTGTCAAAGGTAACGTAAACATACAGATTGATGGTAATCTTGATACTAAAATTAATGGTACTTGCAAGATAGAATCTAAAGGTGAAATGACCTTGATAGGTTCTAAGATTAATTTGAATCCGTAATGCCAGCAATACACCGAAATAGCGATTCAAGATCATGTGGAGCGACCACTATAGTTTCCGGTCAATCAACTGTTTTTGCCAATGGAAAATTAGTGTCTATCAATGATGATCTGAATACGCATGGAAAAGGAAATCTAATAGCTGTATGCAAAAACGTTTTTATTAATGGTAAATTAGTAGTCATAAATGGAAATTCTGCAAGTGCAGATTCTCTTTGTCCAGATGAAGGTGGAGATCATTGTGCTCCTTCTGCAAGTTCTGGAAGTGATAATGTTTTTGTAGGATCTTAATAAATACGTTTATCTAAATAGGAATTCAGAGATGGCATCACCTTCAGTAGCAGATAGATATTCAGCAACAAGATCTAAAGAACAGTTTTTATATTCGGATTTTTTGACTAATTTTAATGTCCATCCTGATTCTAAACAGTTTATGACGATTAAAAATGAAGTAGCAGTTACTCGTTCTATAAGAAATCTATTATTGACTAATAAATATGAAAGACTCTTTCAACCTACTATAGGATCGAATCTTAGAAACTTTCTTTTTGAACCAATATCTCCTCAGACAGAAGCTTCTCTTAAGACACAAATAATACGTACTATAGAAAATCATGAACCCAGAGCTAAACTTATAGATGTAATAGTGACGGGATACCCAGAACAGAATGGATACGTAGTGACTATAATTTTTTATACTACTACGATCATTAATCCGATAACGATAAATATACCTCTAATTAGAGTAAGATAATGGCTACAAACACAAGTATAAACTTAGTAAACTTAGACTTTACTTCTCTTAAAGAGAGTTTTAAAACTTATCTTAAAACACAGGATGTTTTTAAGGATTATGATTTTGAAGGAAGCAATATCAACGTATTGCTTGACGTGCTTTCATATAATTCATATATGAATACGTTTTATTTGAACATGATTGGCAACGAAATGTTCTTAGATAGTGCTCAGTTACGCGAGAGTGTTATTTCTCGAGCAAAAGAACTTAATTATACACCAAGATCATTCAAATCAGCTCGTGCATCTGTTATTTTAACAGTTCAAACTACTGGTAATACTGCCACTATAACTATGCCTAAAGGCACGCCATTCAATACACGAATTGGCTCTAATACATTTACTTTTACGACTGATCAAAACATAGTATTTTCCGGAGCTAATAGCACGTTTGTTTCCGATCAAATCGTAATCTATGAAGGTCAATATGTAAATGATACATTTACTGTAAATAATGTAGATACTAGACAAAGATTTGTTCTTTCTAATCCTACTATAGACACAGATTCTCTAACTGTTACTGTTATTGAAGATAACGGCGCCGAAATTTTATCATACTTAAGAGCAACTTCTTTGTTTGATAAGCAAGCTAATTCTCAGATATTTTTCGTTCAGGGTGCAGAAAACGATAAGTATGAAATTCTTTTTGGCGATGGTGTTCTTGGAAGAAAACCAAAAGATAACTCAATAGTTGTGTGTGAATATCGTATTTGTAAAGGTGAACTTCCAAATGGTGCGTTTAAGTTTACATCTGATGGCACTATTGGAGGATTTTCAAACGTAGCTGTTTCTACGGTATCTGCAGCAGCTCAGGGCGCTATTCACGAATCAATTGAGTCAGTTAAGTTTAATGCTCCAAGATATTTTACTACTCAAGAAAGAGCGGTGACTGCTGAAGACTATAGAAACCTTCTTCTTTTAAATTTCCCCGAAATCAATGCTGTATCAGTGTATGGCGGAGAAGAAGCTATTCCTGCAATATATGGAAAAGTATTTATTGCAGTAGATCTTAAGAATGTAGATGGTGTTCCTGATATTCGAAAGCAACAATATTACAATTTTATCAAACCAAGATCTTCTCTTTCAATTGATCCTGTGTTTATCGATCCAGATTTCATGTATGTAGATGTCACGTCTACCGTTCGTTATAACTTAAATGTTACGTCATTAAATAGCGAATCAATTAAGCAAGAAGTCTTAACTGCAATAATTGCATTCAATAGCACTTATCTTGATGACTTCAATAAAACTTTACGCTATAGTAATTTTGTTAAGGCTATAGATGCTGCAGATAGAAGCATTCTAAGTAATGATACTATCGTGAGACCTATAAGGTTAATAACTCCTACATTAAACGCTGATACGAACTATGATATTGATTTTGCTCAATCGATTGAAAATAATTTTGCAGCACTTGCGACACAGCATCCTAGTAATTACATATCATCAATAGAATCCACTAATTTTGTAACTAAAAATAAAATAGTTTTTCTAGAAGATGACGGTAATGGTGTAATTAGAATTGTTACATTAGAAGGGAATAATCATGTTGTAGTTGAAAATGTAGGATCTATTGATTACAACACTGGAAAAGTACAACTCAGAAAATTAAACGTAACCTCATATTCTGGCACTGGAATCAAAATTTACGCCCGTACAAAGCGAAAAGATATATCTTCTTTGTTGAGAACTCTCTTAACAATCAAAGCTGAAGATGTCCGTATCAACATTATTTCTGAGAGGGAATAATAAGTGAAAGATATCGTCACTTACATTTCTCCCCTTATTGAGTCACAGTTCCCTTCCTTTTATAGAGAAGATGGACAAGTTTTTGTAACGTTTGTAAAAGCTTACTATGAATGGTTGGAACAAGCAAACAATACACTTTATCACTCAAGAAGACTATTAGAATATCGTGATGTGGATCAAACAGTAGATAATTTTCTAATCTATTTTAAAGAAGAAACTCTTAAGAATATTCAGTTTGATACAGCTACAAATAAACGACTTTTCATAAAGAATGCGTTGGATTTTTATAGATCTAAAGGTACAGAACGTTCTATAGATCTTTTCTTTAAATTAGTCTATGCCCAACCAGCTTCTGTTCGTTATCCTGGCGATGATGTTTTTAAACTTTCCGATAACACATGGAAAATTCCACTCTATATTGAGGTTACTGAGACTCCATATAACGCTGCATTTGAGGGGAGACAAATTACTGGTGTAAATAGCGGTGCCACAGCTTTCGTTGAAAATTATTCTGTAAAGAAAAAGATCAATGATCAAACTGATATTAATGGAAATAAGGTTAGAATTTCTAAAAATATTCACGTATTTTTCTTGAGCAATTTAAAAGGCAACTTTAAGTACGGCGAAAAGGTAATTCATACTGGTACAACTGATCCACGAAATACTCCTGTCATTACCGGATCATTGAATGAATTAGAAATTATTGCCGGTGCCTCAGATTATGTTGTAGGAGATATAGTCACTCTTACATCAAATACTGGTATGAATGGAAAGGCATACGTATCTTCTGTTTATAACACGACTGGTCAAGTACAATTTAAACTATTAGAAGGCGGTTGGGGATACACGACTTCTCCAAAAATCATAATTGCAGAGAAAACGTTACAAGTCAATAATGTTATAGTTTCAAATGGAGCTTTGATTAATCCTTTCATTCAGTTTGAAACGTTTGTTCAGCCTAAAGCTAATATTGATTTTCAAGGAATGTCTGGAACATTTCAGGCAAATGATTTTATCTATAACTATTATGCCAACAATACTCTTTCCGGATATGGTCAAATAGTAACTATTTCTATATCCAATACTGATACGACTACAGGAAATTTATACGTTTCTGTTGTTTCCGGTAATCTACAGTCAAATGCCCGATTCTACAATTCAGATAATACGATCTATGCAAATACTGTAACTTATACTGATAAAACTGCTACTGCAAATATTGTTGCATTTACTACAAATAATAGTTTAATACTTTCAGATATACAAAACGGGGTTTTAGTAACAAAAGGCGAACAAGTATATCAGTCTAATTCTACCGTCGAATGGGCAAATGCTACAGTGCAAACTGTATCTAGAGCTGGCTCTAATCTTGTCGTAGAAATTTCAAATACTCAAGGCGCGTTCTTATCTAATCAAAGAATACGTGGCAGAGCTTCTTCTGCTAATGCACTTCTAAGTTCATATTCTACATATATCGGCATCAATGATAGTTCTACGACTTCTGTTGCTTCTGTTACAATTACTGCAAACGGAGCAAATTATTCGAATGGAGATGTATTAAGTTTTACGTCTACTTCTGGTTATGGCACATATGCAAGAGTAACCACTACTGCTGGTGGTAATATATCTGCTGTTACAATTGTGCGTCCAGGGACAGGTTATTTAACTACACCTAGTGCTACGATCGCAAATAGTGCAAATCAGTATTTTTTCAATGCAAATACAGATGTTTCTAATACCACAGATTTTATAACAATATCTAATCATAATTTTGTAAATGCTCAATATGTGCAGTATAAAGTTACGGCATCAAACACCGCATTAAGCGGATTAGTCAATAATACAAAATACTATGTAAGAACAGCGAATTCTTTAGGTATAACTGTTTCTACTGCTCCAAAAGGAAATGTAATTAATATTACTGCTGGCGCTACTGAAAATGGTCACTCGTTTACTGCTGTAGTATCTGGAGGATATGGCGCCTTCTTTACTCCTGTTTTAGGTAGTGCAATAGACTATAATAATGGTCTATTTTTATATGGTAAAACATCAAATACTACTGCATATCTTACAGCAGCAGGTCAAGGTAGTTTAGCATCATTTCAAATTGCAAGCCTTGACGATGAAGAAACTGTTTCTTTGAATTCAGATTTTCTTTATAGCAATAACGTGTATGGCGCCGATTATTTAAATATTGTTATTGATGGCAGCAGTAATACAGCTCTTTCAGGATCAAATGCATACGGATTTCCAGCTAATCCCGCTGCCAATTTATCGTCTGGTACTTTGCAAAGTTTATTAGCTATTGATGATTTCACTATTGGTTCTATAAGTTTGATTAGTCAAACTAATCCTGGTCAAGATTATAACTTAGATCCATTAGTAACTATATTAGAACCAGTAGTTTATGGATATAAAAAACACGATTATATACTTACTACAAGAGAAAGTACGGCGAGTTTCTTAGAAGGTGAAAATTTACTATTCATTTCACGAAAAGCTTTTGATGGTAAAAATGATATATCTAGCAGTTTTATTAGTATTACAAATAATATTTGGGCTAATGGCACTATTGTAACATACAGTGTTGATAATGGTAATACGGTAATTGGCGGTCTTGCTAACAATTTTAATTATTATGTTGTACAGTCAAATACAAGCGGATTAAAACTATCGACCACCGCAAATGGATCTGCCATCGTGCTCACTCCGACAGCAACATCGCAAGTTGGTCATTATATTCAGAATGGAAGTTATTCTAAACTTGGTTTAATTAAGTCTATTATTGATGAAAATACATTACAAGTTACAAGAACTTCTATGTTTGGTGAAATTCCAGAATATGCCAATTCATATGCAAAAGGTGAAACATCTTCGTTTATATCAATGATTACTGTAGCAGGTAAAGATAAAACTTTCTCTGGACTAAATGCTGAAGTATCTGCAAACGTTGTTACTGCAAATGGCGCAGTTGGTTCTTTGATAGTATTTGATTCTGGTTATGGATATGAACGATTTGATATATCATCTTTTGCACGAGAAAATGATCCCGAAGCTACGGTAGGATTAGTAAAAGCAGTCGTAGAGCGTCAGGGCAAAGGCGAAGGTTTCTATCAATATACAAAAGGTTTTTTAAGTCAAGATAAATATATACATGATGGTGATTTTTATCAAGATTATTCTTATGAATTAGTGAGTAGAGTGCCTTATGAGCGGTATTCAGAAATGCTTAAGAAGGTTCTTCATGTTGCTGGTACTAAGATGTTCCCAGCAACAGAAGTAGAAAGTAATATTTCGATACCAATAACCGCAAGTAAATCTATTGAATTGAGAACTTCATTTAATCCTACATCTAATGTAGATGTATCCATTGATTTTATTAGATTACCTAATGGAAATAACAGCGTTCTATTATTAGGAAATACTGATGTGGTTGTTTATGATGTTGATACTGGAAATACGGTTATAACTGGATTAGCTAATTGCACTTCTTATTATGTTGCATATGCTAATTCTACTGGATTTAAATTATCTACTACGGCAAATGGTTCTAACATAGTGAATTTACAGAGTCCATTGCCAAATGAAGTTGGTCATGGCATTACTAATATTCTATAAAAGAGAGTAAGATGGCAAATAATAAGTTAATTACGAGTTATTTTAGACTGCACAACGTAAAGCAGTTCATAGAATCTATTAATGAACCTGCTAATACGATCTATTACGTTTTCGGCGGTAAGCCTACTCAATATAGCTTAGGCGATAATGTTATTGATGCTCCTAATGGTAGTGTTCAGAGTTTGAATACTACTGTATATGATGAAATGGTATTTGCCAAAAAGATCACCACTTCTGACGTTGCTGTAATGGCCCATCGTTTTAATTGGACTACTGGCACTACATATGACATGTACGATAGTCAAGACGGCGCTTTAGAAGATAAACAGTTTTTTGCTGTATCTCCAGAAGGCGGTACATATTACATTTATAAATGTCTCTTCAATAACAATGATAAACCAGCAACAAGTCAACCTCTCTTCAGCGCCACCGGTGCAGATGATGTCATATATGAAACCGCTGATGGTTATATCTGGAAGTACATGTACAAAGTAGATGCTACTACTTTCAATAAGTTTTCTACTTCTCTTTATATGCCTATCGTTGTCGATGCAAACGTAACGTCTAATGCAATTTCTGGTGCAATCGATGTAATTAAGATTGAAACTGGTGGGTTATTCTACAATAACTATCTTTCCGGTTCTTTCACGACTGCTGACGTTAGATATGGCGGTCTTCCATTAAAATACAGAATAGCGTCAGGTGATGCTTCCGCTACAAATGATTTTTATACAGGCTGCATCATTAAAATTATTACTGGTGTTGGTGTTGGGCAATATAGAAGAATTACAAGTTATACCACAGACGGCGAATATAAATTCATCTTTATCGATACGCCTTTCACTACTACTCCTACATCTTCTACTTTTGAAATAACTCCAGAAGTAGTAGTTTATGGTGATGGAAGACAAACAACAAACGTGGCTGCCCGAGCATTAATTAATTCTTCTTCGTCGAATACCATTTATAAAATCGATGTTTTAAATCGTGGAGCTGGTTACTTCATAGCTTCAGCCAATGCTTATGCGTCGCCAGTCGTTAGAGTCTCTAATACTGTAAACGATGCAAGGTTACGGCCGATTATAGGACCAAGAGGTGGTCATGGTCATGATGTAGAAGGCGAGTTATATACGAACCATCTTGGAATAAGTGTTAAATTCTCTAATAATGAAAATCAAACAATCTCAACTGACAATGATTTTAGAACTGTTGGCGTAATCAAAGATCCACGATTTAACAATGTCAAATTAAACTATGATTCTTTGAAAGGATCAGGATTTACTGATACGGAAGAAGTTGTTCAGTTAGACCTTAAACAACTTGGCGGTAGTGTTGGTGTTTCTTCTACAAGTAAAAATATAGTAGGTCTTGGAACACTTACAACGATTGGCATTAATTCAGCTGGTAATACTACATTTTCAAATTCTGATATCATTACAATCTCAAATGTAGCAGTAAATGCTATCTGTAATTTAGTGTCAAATTCAACTGGTTATATTGCAAGTATCAGTGTAGTTTCTGCTGGATTTGGCTTTAGCGATCCTGTATCTCCAGTTATTTCGGTAGCAAATGCATCTGGTGGTAACGTTAGATATGTCAATTCAAATATAATCACTGAAACTACTGCTTCAGCAAACGGCAGAGGATATTCAAATGGTGATTATGTAATCGTTTCAAGCACAAGTGCAACGATCAACGCTCAAGCTAATATTACTACCAATTCTATTGGCGGTATTACATCTTTGCTTATAACAAATAGTGGTAAAGGATTTAATCTAAACGAAATTGCAACTATTACTATCACCGCAAATGGAGTTGGTTATGATTCCACTGTTAACAATCAATTAGCATTTAGTGGTGGTGGTGGGACTGGAGCTATTGCAACATTCGTTAATACAGCCACTGGTGCAATTAGTAGTGTAACTTTAGTCAACCCTGGAACTGCATACACATCGACTCCTACTGCTAATGCTATCGGCATATCACCATCAGTGGTCGCAACCTTCTCAGTAAGAATGCAATCAAATGGTCTTTCTTTAATAATTGCTAACAGTTCTGGCGGTTATTCCAATGGTGCTAAAGTGGTTAATGCTACAGTTGTTTCAAACGGTAGTGTTGGATTATATGCAAATACAGATTACATAGTTTTCCCAAGTCCTTCTGCTACGACTGGTAATGCATTTGCTAACGTATTTACTGCAGCAGATGGCAGCATGGCTCTAGCTCTTGTAAATGCTACTGTGACCACACTTGGCAATAATTTTGGATTTACGCTTGACCCAGCTGCAACTCTAACTCCATATGTTGCTAATTCTACTGGTGGTCGTGTAAGATATTTAAATTCTAATATTGTAAGTTCAATAGCTGTTTCAAATTCTGCTCCTGTTTATAGAATTGGTACAGTCACGATAACTGCTAATGGTCAGGACTACAATTCTACTAAAATTTTACGAGTTGATGTTGCTGACGGTGGTATTGGATACAATTCTATTGCAAATAACATATTGATCTTTACTGGTGGTGCTGGTTCTGGTGCTAATGCAACTTTCGTAAACAATAGCTTAGGATCTATTATTTCTGTTACAATGGTAGCAAACGGTACAGGTTACACTTCAATACCAACTATATCTACGAATGCTACTGCAAATGGTATCGGCGCAAATCTTGTCCCCGTATTAGCTAATTCAATAACGTTTACAAGCACATCTGGTGGATATGGCGCTATAGTATTCTTTACTAATAATGCTTCAGGTAATATTGCATCTATTGTAGTCGCTAATAACGGATTTAATTACACAGGAAATACAACTGCCACTATATCTGACCCCGTAGGAACTGGAGCAACATTTACTGTTGCTGCAAATAGTGCAGGTATTTTATTTGCCACAAATGATATTCTTTATGTCACTAATGGTTCTGTGAACGCTGTCGCTAATATCGCGATTAATGCTACATCATTTATGACGTCGCTTGATGTTACAAATAGTGGCAGCGGATTTAATTCATCTACGCTATTCATTTATGCAGCAAATTCAAGTGCCGGAAATACTGGAAATACAAGATATTTCAATAATACGGCAATCCGAAATATTTCAGTAGTCAGTGGTGGTTATACTGGGTTCTGTAGTAACAGCGATGTATTGACGATCAGTAATGGCACTATAAATGGAACTGCAAACGTAGTTTCAAATACAGTCGGTGGATTGTCTACCATCAATCTGACGGTAAGTGGTCTTGGATTTGCCAATCATTCTTCATTAGTTATGAAGTTGACTAATGCTACTGGTGGAGAAATTCGTTATCTAAATGATTATATTGTAAACTCACATTCTATAGCAGATGGTGGTTCTGGTTACAATAATACTGACGTAGTTGTTATTACGACCACAGGCGCAATCAATGCTACTGCAAATATTGTAACTTCTACTACAGGTACTATCTCTGCCATTCAGTTTAATAATAGAGGCAAAGGTATTTTCCCATCGTATATTGCTAATGTAAACATTGTTGCTGGTGGTACTGGGTATTCTAATGCAGATACGATCGTATTCTGCGGCGGTGGAGGAACGGGCGCAAATGCAGTACTTCTTACAAATGCGACAGGCGGTATCGTCAGAGCTTATGTAGTCAGTGGTGGCATTAACTATGATTGTGCTCCTACTATTACAGTAGCAAATTCATCTGGCGGAACAGCGAACGGCTCAAGCGCAAATCTTACATCAAGTATTGCGAAACCATCATATCTTAGAATTTATAATGCAAATAATAATCCATCATCAGGTCAATTTGCAGATATATCATTTACTGTTTCTCTCTCTGCAAATGCTTCAGTTGATCTTGGTTATTCGCCAACGTTGGTGGCCAATCTTGCAATAGCAGCAGATATACAAACTACACTCGGTGATAGTGCTAATCTATATTTTACGAGCACAACCGCGCCTAACGTTTCTATCAATCTAACTGGTCAAACGACATCATTTAGCAGTTCATTAGGTGCTGGCGATTATGTTTATTTACAGACAAGCGATAATCAAACGGATTTATTACAAGTTAATAGCGTAACGAACTCCTCACATTTGGTGCTAACATCTTTCCCAGCGTTTACATCAAATGCAGTAGCAATTTCTGCTGCAAATGTTCAAGCTGATGGAAATGTATTAGATAAAGCTGCCGGTTATATTCAAGTTACAAATGTAGTTGGATTCTTTACGCAAGCTAATATTGTATATGGATTATCGTCTCAATCATCTGGTAATGTTACTGCCATTTCGTTTAATGGAGTTTCTAAGACTGGATCTACTGTAAATCAGTTGTTCTATTATGGAATTACTTCTAAGACGGGAGATTTTCAAGAAGATGAAATAATATATGCTTCTGGAGCTACTGCGTATTTCCATTCAGGTAATAGTTCTGCCATATATGTAACTAATCAGAATGGACTTTTTTATCCTGGAAATACCGTAACAGGTAATACGAGTGGCGCAACAGCTGTGTTATCTTCAGGTAGTACATATAAATATGAAGGTGATTTCATTAGAGGATCTGGAGATGTTATTTACATCGAAAATATCGAACCCATCTCTCGCTCTAATACCCAATCAGAAACTATAAAACTTATAGTGGAGTTTTAGCTAAATGCCAATTCAAACAGATCTTAATTCTTCTCCTTATTTTGATGATTACACTGAAAAATCAGATTATTATAAAGTACTATTTCGTCCAGGAGTAGCTGTTCAAGTTAGAGAGTTGAATCAACTTCAAACTCTTTTACAAAAACAAATTGAGACGTTTGGCGATAATGTTTTTAAGCGTGGTGCAGTCGTACATGGATGCAACTATCAATTTCATAAACCTCTTCCATATGTAAAAATCGGTGATTTACAGGTAGATGGAACTCCAGTAAATGTCAGCGCATTTAAAGGTTATTTAGCTAAAAACACTTCTAATTTAGTATCTCAAATAGTAGAAACATCAACGGGATTTGAAGCGACTGCTCCTGATTTGAATACTTTACACGTTAAATATTTAAATCATGGATCATCTGGAAAACTTACTGCCTATACTCCTGGCGAAGTATTGACCATTTATGATCCACAGCTTTCTATTCCTTCTACTATAATCAATGTAAAATCTTCTGGATTTAGTAATACAGACGTACCAGTATTTTTAAGTGCTATTGAAGTTCAAAATAGTACTGGTGGTCAAAATTTCGTAAATGCAACAGGTCAAGCATGTACATTTTCTGTTGGTGAAGTGATTACACAAGATGTATCTGGTGCTTTAGCTGAAATTCGTGAAGTAAATGCTACCGCAAAAGCTAGTACGCTTATTTTAAAAATAAGACCGCTTGCTTCACAACTTCGAATCGGTAACACTGATTCATGGTCTTTCTTAGAAGGTTATCAGTTTACATCTTCTTCATCTAAGATTTCTGCTAATCTAACTAATTCAATTGGTCAAGATGCAACTGGTACTATCGTTACAGACGTAAATGGTGGCATCATAGCGTGTGTTCCGGTTAATAAAGGAAAAGGTTATTATGTAGAACCTTATGTTACAGTAAAGTATTCTACGCCTAATACTAGTCCTTCTGCCAATTCTTTGATCGATGCATTATCGATCACTGCAGAAAACTATTTAGCTAAGTGCACAGTAAATGCAAGTCCTGATGCAATTGGATCTGGTCTTGGGTTTAGCGTAGGTGAAGGCACGCTTTATCAAAAAGGATATTTTACTCGCGTAGAGCCGCAGTTTATTGTAGTAGAAAAATATTCTACTCTATCTGAAAAAATAGTGTGCTTTCAAACGCAAGAAGAGATAGTTCAATATACAACAGACCAAACTCTTTTAGATAATGCAACTGGTACGTATAATATTAATGCTCCTGGTGCAAATAGATTAAAACTTACTCCTAAATTAGAAGCTCATAGTCCAGCAGAAGCAGCAGAGCTTGAAGATTGTGTTTCATTAGTGGAATTTAGACCTATTCCTGTTCCTCTTGCATTAGCAGAAAGAACTATTACAAATGTTACAGTTACAAATGTAACAAACGTAGCAAATAATACATTCGTAACAAATGTTGATAATAGAGTTAATATAGCAAACAACACTTTTGTTACTCAAATTACTAATCCAACTATTGAAAAAACAATTAGTAGTGAAAATGATCTTGGAAATTATGTTATTGATGAGTTCTTATTAAGTTCTCAATCATATTCCGCAAATAGCGGATTGGTTACAGGCCAATTTTTAGCGGTAATAGATCCTGGTTTGGCACATATTGATAATCAACGTGTCAATTTACCAAATAAAACATATGTTGATATAGATTCTGCATACCAAACTACTACTAAAAATGTCACACTATCATTAGATTATGGCAATTACATCATTATCAACGAACTTGGTGGTTATTTTAAATTTAGTGTAGGTGCTACTATCTCTCTTAGAGATACTGTCAAAACTTATCTAACATCATATACTGGCGCTGCAATATCAGCCGCTGGATCTGAAATAGGCGTCGCGCGAATTAGATCCATTGTTTTAGATTCAGGCGTGCCAGGAACTCCAACCGCAAAATATCGCTTATACTTATTTGATATAAGAATGAATATTGGCAAAAACTTTAGACAAGTTTTAAGCGTATTTTATGATGGAAGTGGTACAAGCGATGGTATAGGTGATGTTGTATTTGATTCTACTGGAAGCAATGGACCATACAATCCAGCAAAAAGCTCATTGATTTTTGATTCTGGCACTAAACCAGTAAAAGCCGTAAGAAATATTTCTTACACATATAGAACGGTAAATGATACATTATCAATTGCTAATTCAGGAACTATATCAGTTTCAGTTGCTGCAAATCCCGGAGAATTTTTTCCATACCCAACAACACTAAGTTCTACAAACAAAGTAGATATTCTTGTTGTTCCTTTAGCTAATGCTTATAGTGCAACTGACGGAAGTGGAACTGTAACCGCATCTTCTGGTGGTAATACTATTACTGGAACGTCTACAAAATTTGATACTGATTTTAGAGTAGGCGATTATATTCGGATTGCAAATTCTACTGCCGGCGAAATAAAGAGAATTTTTGGTATTGCAAGTAATACTTCTTTGTCTGTTACTGGAACTATAGCAAATAGTTATACTGGTGTACCACCAAAGGTTACTTTAGCATTCCCACAATTTGTACCGATTGCATTTAATGATCGTGATTATAGAACTGTATCAATAAGTGCTAATACCACGATGGTAATTAACATTGGTAATACTATTGGTACTTCGGTTTCAGCTGTAGTAACATATAATGTTCAAAGAACTACGCCTTCTATTTCTAAAACAGTTACAAGAAAATCATATGTTAAAATTAATACTAGCACCAATGTTGCAAATTCTATTGGTCCATGGTGCTTAGGTGTTCCAGACATTATTAGATTAAGAAACGTTTATCTTGGAAATAGTTCTGCTGTAACGACAAGCGACACTAATGTTACATCTAATTTTTATATCGATCATAATCAAAGAAAAGATTACTATGATGTAGGATTTCTATATAAGAAATCAAATTATACTGTTTCTAATTCAGTATATTTAATGGCAGAATTTGACGTTCTTACTACGACACAAGATGGATTAAAGACTGTATCTTCATATCCTATTAATGATACTGCTATTCTAAATAATAATACTTCTGCTATCAATACATTAGAAATTCCGGAAATGTATCATGATAATGATAAGTATTATGACATACGAGACGTGTTTGACTTTAGACCGTATTCATCAAATACTGCGACGATTACAACTGATGCATCGTTAGCTTCTACGAATCCAATAGAGCCTACTCAACTTAATAGATTCAATACTGTTAATGATAAAAAATTCCCAGCTCCAGGTTCATCGTTTACCGCTACACTTGATAAGTATATAGGGAGAATAGATGCTGTAATGATGTATGCAAATGCAACCCCGGCGGTTATAAAGGGCAAAGACGCCGAAAATCCAAAACCACCGGGCTTGACACGAGAAGGCATGTTAATTAATTATTTAGTTGTTCCTCCATATCCTTCTATTCCACAGCAAATAAATTCACAATTAAGAACTATTCTTGATAGAAAAATTGCTAGCATTAAATACACTAAGAAACGAGAAATTGATCACATTGTTTCTGAACCCATAGGTCCAGATGGCCTGAAGTTTAATCAGCCAAAACGATATACCATGGCTGAAATTGGTCAATTAGAAAGAAGAATTGCAGATCTTGAATACTATACATCTTTAAGTTTTTCAGAAAATGCTTTAGCTAATGAAACTATAAAGAGTTCAGTAAATCCAACTTCTGATAGATTTAAATTTGGATTCTTTGTTGATGATTTTACTACATTAGATTTTGTTGAGTTGCAAAATCCAAATCAGAGTGCTACTATACAGCAAAACATGCTTCAACCAAAAACTCAGCAGATTAAAATTAATTATAAATTTAATCGAGAGAATGCACAGACGTATAATACGATCAAAGGTGAAAAGGGAGCTACACATGTTGATCTATTAAATAAAACTAAAACTTTAGTAAGTCAAGACAAAGCTACAGAACCTACTACCGTTAGTGTAGCTGTAACACAGACTATTACTTCTACAACTGGTACAGAGGTTGCGACTACTCGAACAATAATTAGAGAAATCACTACAACTGAATATCAATTATTGACTGGCACACAGCAAGTAGTAGATCAGGCGAATCCAGTTAAAATAACAAAAATTGCAGATGGTACAATGCAACCAGCAAATCAAGAAGTTTATGCCAGCGGACCTAATGTACGCTTAGCTACGTTTACATGTGGTAAACTTCCTGGTAAAATTTATGCAAGAGGCAGTAATCAAAAGAGCGCAAGATATGCGGTTCTCCAGAGAAAAAAGACAGATGGAACATTTCAAATTGTTAAAACCGCTTCATTCATAACTGGAAATCAAACATGGCAAATTGAATACGAGCATGTATTAAATAATGCTTATACTAATGATTATAGGATTACTGGTAGTAATACTGGTGGTGATAGCGATGGGGCAAGATTAAATATAAATCTAACGAGTGGTTATTATCCTCGAACTTCTGAATCACCTAACTATATTAATCAAACTACTTTTTCTGTTGATAGAGATACAAATTCAACAAATACTACGGAAGTTATTCCAGGTTCGACAATAGTAGAAGATACTCAGACTATAACCAAATCGTTGTTCAATTCTAAGATGACAGCCTCGATGGAAATAGATAAACTGTTTGCACCTCCTGCTACATTAAATAGCCCATTCATAGATCTGGCTGCAGCTATCAGATCTGATATAGATAGCAATAAGTGATAATCACAGTAAAAGGAACGCCTAATGGCCAATAAGTCATATAATCTTCAAAGTTTATCTTCTTATTCAGTGGTGAAGATAGAAGGATTTTCATATACATACGAAATCAACGCAAGTGGATTAAAACCTGGCGGAGTTTATGATTATTATGCAAATGATATTAAATGTAGTGAAAGAATAAAGCCAAAGGGTAAAAAATTAGGTGCAGATCTTATTGCTGATTCATCGGGTATAGCAGCGTTCGAACTAACTCCTGTATTACTTTTTCCGCTAATACCGGGTGGACTTACAAAACATAAATTAGTTGGTCCTGATAATGTTCCTACTGCTCAGACATTGTCCACTCAAACACAACCGACTTCATTTACTAATTCATCAGCTTTACAAAAACCCAGTGTTCCTGCTAATACAGTATCAGTATCAGTAACATCAGATACAACTGCAACTACATCTAGAGATTTAGGCGTAATAAGACAATCTACTACATTAGATAATCTTTCTGTTACACCACTATCTGAAATTTCTTTGTATTTTGATTATATACAAACTTTTTTCATTGATAAGACACAAGTCGCTGGAGCAGCAACTGTTACATTAGATGGTGTCAATTTATATTTTAGACAAAAACCTAATGCAACAAATAATCAATCTCAGATACAAAATCCTGGTGTGTACATTTCTATTTGTCAAGTAACTCCAAACGCAAGTGGAGTTTTACAACCTAATCTATCTAAAACTTACATTTCATCATTAGTAAGATTGCCGTATGATCAGATTAATCCATCTCTTGATGCTGCAAATGTAACAACATTTAAATTTAGAACTCCATTAGAATTGCCAACAAATGCACATTATGGTATAATCATTAATTTTGAAGATCCGCAATTTTCTTTATGGACTGCTACACAAGGGCAAAAAATATTAAATACACAGACTACATTAGGTACAACATATTCTGATGGAATGTTGTTTAGAGCAAGTAATTATCAAGAAATTTCATCTGATGCTACTAACGGAGCTCTTTATAAGCCTCTGAGCGATACTGATCTAAAATTTGACGTTTCAGTGAATTACACTGAACAAGTTACAGTCGTAGATCCAAATCAACCTGATACACAAGTATTAAACTCCGAAACCATCGAATTAGTGAATGAGGATTATGAATTTTTAGAATTATCGAATATAGTTGCTGGTAACGCTTTATCGTCTATTATTGCTTCGAGTGATACTGATTCCACATTTGGATTTATTCCTGGAGAAATGGTATATCAAGATTTTGGTAATACTGCAGCAAACGTAACATTTTATAAGACTGGAACAGTTCAACCAGTAAATCCATCATCAGTTGCAATTACATATGCACAAACAGGTCTTGGGTTTGATGTTAATACATTAGCACTGAAAGGTACTGGAACTAAATTTACTTCCGAATTTGAAATAAATGATTCTATAATCATAACTGATGGAACTGCCGGTAACACTGATATTCGTAAAGTTGTTTCATTAAAAGACGATACGAGCATGTTATTAAACGAACCGGTTTCTTTTGCCAATGCTGCGGCTTATATTAAGAAAACTGCTACTGCTAAACTAGAATCTGTGTTGTTGAGACCTAACACAGTCATTTTAACAGAATCAAATGCAAGTGATAAAGTCAGATTTATTGATGACGGAATAAGTCTAATTACATTTACTGCTGGTTCTGGTTATGCAAATAGTGATTATGTGTTAATCTCAGGAGGCACATTAAACGCTACTGCAAATATTGTTACGAATGCAAGTGGTGGTATTACTCGGCTAAATATAACGAATACTGGTTATGGCTTTACTACAACTCCTTCTTTTGCCGTAAAGAAGAGCGATGGTAGTGCTTCTGGAGGAACCTCAGCTGCATTTACTGCCACCATTGGAGCTCAATTAAAGGCAGTAATGTCTAATACAGTTGCGGCTATAGCAAACATTTCAAGTTTAGCTGTACATAAGTTTGTTCCAGATTTTCATGTTAATGTAAGTGGAGGAACGATTTCAAACTCATCGGTTTCTTTTGCTGTTTTAGGCACTAGAAATTCTGATGGAAGCGTAACTTCTGGTTCTAACTACACGAGAACGAATTATAATTATCTTCCATTACTTGAAAATGGAATGAATGAAAATACAAATTACGATGCAGTGATATTATCAAAATCTTTAGAAGTACTATATGCTTCTACATTACCATATAAAAAGAGTTCTGCAATTACATTTAAAATAAGTACAAGTAATCCTTATCAATCTCCAAGTTATAACGGCGAACTAACTTCTGTTTATGCATTTAGAACAGAAATTAGTTCAGATGCAAATACTGATCAAACTTCAGCTTTAACACAGCATTACACTAAAAAACTTACATTTGCTCAAGGTCGTTTTGCAGAAGATTTACGCGTTACATCTACCATGTATAAGCCAGTTGGTACAGATGTTAAGATGTTTGCTCGTATTCATAATTCAGCAGATGAAGATGCATTTGATGATAAGGCATGGACTGAACTTGAAGTAATCGATTCTACTAAGTTAGTAAGTAGTTCAGCAGATAACAAAGATTATATAGAAGTTACATATGGGTTTAGAGGATATCCACCAATCGGTAATACTATTACTGGCTACGCATATGCTAATAGTAATGTAGCAAATACTACGATTGTTGGAGTAGGTACCACATCGTTTAACACGGAATTGGCAAATGGTGATTTAATTGTTCTTTACGATCCACTGTTTGCTAATACAACTTATGCAGTAGCATTAGTAGCAAATACTCCTACGGCCACTGCATTTGAAATAAATACTCCTATAGCAAATGCTAGCTTACAAGCTGCAACGTTAAAGATTGATAAAGTACGTGCTGGTAACTCTCAATATTATGCCTTTAATAATATTCAAAATGAAAATGTCGTTAGATACTATAGTACAAGTAAGACGCCGTTTGACAATTATGATACAGTACAAATATTAGTAGTCCCATATGCTAATTCAGCATATACAGTTCCAAAATTGTATGATCTAAGAGTAATAGGTGTATCTGCATGACGACGTATGCTAAAACATCAATTCCTGGATTAGTTCGCGATATGAACACCCAATTCATAATAAATACTAATGATACAGAGTATGACAAAATTCTCGAACAAAGAAAACAGCATAGACAATCTCACGCGGTTCAGCAACAGATTGACAGTCTGAAGAATGAATTCATAGAGTTAAAAGAAATGCTCAAACAAGTACTAAACGGAAGAGCGTAATGGCAAGAACAGTAGCAAACCTTGATGTAACTTCAGATACTTTTCAAAACTGGGTAAACAAGACTAATGAGCTCTTGTATTCTCTTTCTACAGAAGTTATCACTGGCAACTCTTCTATATCAAATACCGGCACTACTTTAGAACCAAGAAAAGCACAACTTATTGGTCGGTTTGGTGCCAACACGCTTGTTGCCACTGATGAACTTCGTGGCGGTAATGTAGGTGATACTGGATACGCTCTTCTTACGATTACTTCAAATACATTATTTGGCGGCAACTCATCTGTTAATGCTTCCTATGTAAATGCTCAGTCAAACGTTTATGTTAATAATGCTGTTCTTCAAGTCAATAGTCAGACGATTACAATTACTGGCAACACAAACATCAAAAGTAATAATTCTGTAACTGCTATTACTGTTACTGGTAATGCTACAGTTTCAAATACGATTATTACTGGTACAGATCTTTTTGTTACAGCAGTCAATACTTCTGTCAACAGTAGATCGATTTTTACTGGCAATACTTACATCAAAGCCAACTCTACGGTTACTAACATCACCGTTCAAGGTAATGGCACAACAGCAAATACGATTCTTGCTGGTAACCTTACACAGATTACTTCTAATCTAGATATAACCGGTACGCTTCATACGATTGCTGGTAATGTAAACTTTGATAGTGCTGTTCTATTTGTAGACGCTACTAATAATCGAGTAGGTATTAATAATAATGCTCCAGATGCTGTTTTTGTCGTTACAGGAACGGCAAA